AACGCGGGATCAGTGTCGAATTCCGGCTTGGAGCAGTTCTCGATCAGCTTGCGAACGGTTTCACCGAACTCATAGATCATGACCTTGCCGTTGTTCTCCGGATTGGTGCCGTCCTTGATCACAAGGATGTTGGCGTAGTATGAGCTGTTCGGCAGACGCTTCTTGAGAGCCGTCTTCAGAATCTCATCGTTGTTCTTCTTCGCTTGACCCCACAGAGGACCGTCGAATGCACGAACCGGGCAATCCTCGCCAAACGTCTGGAGTGAGTTCTCGATGAACCAACCCTTCGGACCTTGGAACGAGTGTTTCAGAATCTTCGCCATTGGCGTCAGATCAGTATCTTGTAGAGTGCCGTCTTCGACCGCTTGCATATCCACGAACGGGATCGGCAGGAAGCGGATGATGTTGGCGGACTTGCCATCCTTGGCCTTCGGCTTCCAAATGCGTTCATCCTTCTTGAATCCACCGTTCTGGCCGGTCTTTTCGAGCTTGTTCTGGAGAGCTTGGAAGTTGGTGCCCTTACGAGCGCGCAGTGCGTTAAAATCAATAGCCATTTTGTTTTCTTTCAAATCATAGTTGCGTCATTCTTTTGTTTAGGTACTTGGCGATAGATGAGCTTCTGACATTTCTCTCCTCGCATATACCTATTTAGTTGGGATTAGAAATGGTCCATGCCGGTGTGACGATAGCCACGCGGCGCGTCTGCGTCCTGAGCCGGGAGAGCTTGAGGCGCGGACAGGGATACTTCACGAATGGAGATTTCACGCTCTGCGTACACATACACATCGAACGTATCTCCAGGGCTGACGGTGTAGACGTGGCGTTCACCTTTAGGACTCGCCTTCACGCTCACCTCAGCAACATAGTTGGCCCCAGCAGGGACCGAAACTTTCACTGACGTTGTCATTAGAACCCTAGCACTGAACTCGTGGTATGGCGCTCTTTGAGCAGCTTACCGACCAGAGCTTCATTCTTGATCTTGTCCAGCAGAGCCGAGCTAATCAGCTTCTTGCCATCTTCAGCATCAAGGCCCAGTTCCTCGATATACTTGGTGGTATGGTAGATATAGGAGTCATCGTCCTTGTCAGTCCATACGCGATTTTCAACCTCCAGGGAGAATTCCTCAGGGGTTGGAAGGGTAACTTCAACGGTGTTGTCTTCAGTCATATCAAACGTCAATCGTACTCATTCGACCGGCCTTCTTCTTGATCTCCCGAAGGCGATCTTTGAAAACGTCCGGAACCTTGGCGCGGAAATCTCCAACGCCGGAAACGATGCGAGCGGAAGACAACTTGCGTTGAACTCCGCCCGTATCTCCGCACTCGGGGCAGGGTTCCCCTAGCGGCTGGTCACGGTCATTGATGCTTTTGACATCGTCGAACTCATGACCACAATTCTCACACCCGTAGCTGTAAAGTGGCATAATCTCCTTAACAAGAAAGGCCCCGAAGGGCCACCATTCCATAGTAACTTTCTAGCCTAGATTATACTATGGAACCATACTTCGCATAAGCGTTGTTAGAGGGTTTTCTCTGAGGTCGCTGAAGCCGCATAGCGCGGATTCGGAGCCTTGAGAGCATAGAACACGTGGTCCTTAATGCGAATGATCTTCTTCAACTTAGCCAACCAGGCCTGGTCAGTTGCTACTTTAGGATTTGCAAAGTAGAGCGATCCACGGGTGGGATCGAGAACTTCCTTGTTCATCACTAGTAGCGCGGCCTTGACGGAATCTTCCATCTGGGCCTTGACCGCTGGGTCATCTTGCTTCAATCGCTTAGTCATTGAAAAGTCGAACTGACCGGGCTGCTTCACGACGCCGCAGGCGGTGTCTGGGAAAGCAGAATGAGTGGTACGATTCATGATGACGTATGCCACCGCAATCTTACCTTGCATCGGTTGGTTCGATGCTTCACCGTGGACTGCTTGCGAGAGGCAAGTGACTTCCTTGAGGTTGTCAATATTGTCCATGTTTATGGCCACGTCAGTAGCCGCAATATTGCCCGACATAAAAATGGACAAAATCAGTAGTTTGAATTGAGCTAACATTTAAGTTCTCCTTATTGCTCTATCCGGCCGCCGACCGGGAAAATGCGCGTAATGTTCCTTTTGAAACAAAGGGTTGATAAAACCAGTTACCACTCTTACATGGAGTTACTGGAACGGTAATCGTAAATGGAAAACGGGCCGCAGTAAAGACTGCGACCCTGATATTCATAGTTTGTAGTTCAGCCGGTCATTCAGTTTTTGAATTTTAGCTTTACCCTAACCCAGAATTCATAAAGCCGGGTGCGGAATGCCGGCTTCAGGCTTTTGGGTCTTGGGGCGTCTCCGCTGGGAAAGCCGCCTTGACAACGGCTTCATTCAATTCCTTGCGGTAGTAGTTACCGGCCAGAAGATTAGAGATCAACTTGGCATCATCCTTATGCAGGGACGATAGGAGTTGTTGTGCGATACCGCGCTTCGCACGCGGGCCAGTCGGGAACGTATCGTACATCCGACAGACTTGCTTCCACATGCTCTGGATAGATTCGATGCTGCCGCCCTTGGCTACACGCGAAGGCTGGAAGTCCACAGGACCGGCCTCATTGACCTGGCTGAAGACTCCCTTACAGAAGTATGCGACCACCAAGAAGTATTTAAGCTCAGGATACGCTTGGGCGTAACGCTGAACCGTTGCGACTCGTTCTTCAAACGATTCGGGTTGAGCACATAGCTCAATCAGTTCGCTCAGCTCAAGGTCTTTGCGCCGGAGCTTTGACCGCTCCCGGTCATTCAGATAACCGTTGAGGAAGGCGCTGGATGATCCACTCATTTTGCTTCCTTTGTGAAGTGTGAATGACATAGCAGCACCGCGCAGGAGTCTACGATGTCATCAATAGGCTTAGCCATCTCTTTGATGCCTAATAGTTCGTGTAGTTTACCTTCGGGGAACCGCTTGTAGAATTCCGCCACCATGGCATCCTTCTTGGAATTACCCTTCCCAGTGAAGTTCTTTTTGACTTGCGATGGGGTCGGAGTATCAAACTTGATCCCCTTGACGCTCATATACTGTTTCAACAGGCTAGTGTTCTCAGCGATGTTGAAGACGAGTCCGGACGTTGCACCCATGCTATAGCCTTCAATACAGGCTTCGCTTACCATTTGGGCAGCGAGAACCCCAGAGGCCCAACTACAAATGTTCCTGAACCGTTCCTCTTGAGTCGTGTACTCAGGGTGGTTCAGGATTTGCACGTTGTAGTGTTCACCAAATATCCCATGCAGCTTTGTCTTACGCGAATCGGCAAAGAAGTTGAAGAACTTCAGATTCTTGAAACAGAATTCGTTGCGCGTGTCATAGACGCAGATAGCTGGGCTGGTATAGCTGTAGTCAATACCGGCAATGTTCATATACTCTCCTTGTAGTATAAGAACTTAGCCAGGTCATTCCTCCGTGGGAGTGTCCTCAGCGGATTCACCGCCGCAGAATGGACAGATGTTCGGCGTTGCCTCATCCTCCGGGTCTACAAGAATGAGGGCAACTCGCTTGCAATCCTCACTCTTACATTTCATCTCATATTTGAGCAGAGCCATTATAGCTTTCCTTGCATAATTGCGACCTTGAAGGCTTGTAGATCACCAACGAAGTCTCCCTTGATGATCACCGGAAAAGAACGCGGAGCGGGCTTGCCGCGATGTTCCAGACCATTCTGTAGACCTTCAAGCGTATAGTCCTCATCAAGCTTGAGAACCGTGTAAGCCTTGCCCTTCAGCTTCGCCAGGGATTCCGCCTGGAGACACTGAGGACAATTCGGCTTGGAGTAGATTTCGATGATCTCGCCCATTATGACAACACGATCTTCTTCTCAGGCACGATGATGCCTTGTTGCTTCTGTTCCTGACGGCGGGCAAGAATCTCTTGCGCGAACATCAGCACATTTTCTTCCTTCTTTGCGTAGGCTGCTTCACCGACGATGAGCTCACCGGTGTTGCTATCCACTGCGAAGGGAGCGTCAAACACGATCTCACTGCCCAGCTTTGAGAACGCATATACCACATTCGGGGCATCCGCGTTAACGTGAACCAGAGCACGGGCATCTCCAAATTCCGGAACAAGGATCAGGAATGATGGAAATGGACCGTAGATCAGTTGACTTCCGTCCTCACGTGCTTCGACGGAACATTGGGCAGCCAGCTGCTCGCTGGCTCCCTTGAGAAGACCGAGAATCTTCTCAGTCTTGGCTTGCGCATTTGTTACATGCATGCTGTGCATTCTCCCTTTGCGGCGGAAATCCCCGCCTTGCTGTAGCAGTAATAGAGACTCGTGATGAACGGGTCTTTGAAGGCAATCTCATGAATCTCAGAGATGTAAGCCTCATCTTCGTTGGCATCGAAGAACAGGTTCAAGGATTGAGCCTGGTCGATGTATATAGCGCGAGCAGAAGCCATCTGGATAATCGCCTTCTGGTTGATCTCAAAGGCAGTGCGGAACACTTCCTTCTCATGATCAGACAGCCAATCGACTCCCTGAACCGATCCTTGCGAATCAGTTAGCTCTTGCATATGAGCCTTATCGTACACGCCCTTTGCCTTCATGATTTCCAGAAGTTGCGGATTTGCACGGTCGATCTCACCAGCCGCTGTCGTCTGTAGGTAGGTCATCGCCGGATCAGGGTTGATACCCTCGGAGATGCCGCCCATAATCAGAGCAGTTGACTTCGTCGGAGCGACAGCAATATTGTGAGTATTGCGAACGCCATGACCCTTACACCATTCAGGTTCGCCCCACCACACGGCCATATCGCTGGAAGCACGCTTGGCTTCTGAGCTGATATGAGCGAACAGTTCGTCATTGAACTGGAACGCTTCCAGGCTATCGAACGGCATCGAGTGAGCTTGCAGATACGTGTGGAACCCAGCAACGCCGAGACCAAGAGCACGACCCTTTTCAGTGAACCGAACAGCGTTTTCCAGACCGCGAATGTTCCGAGCCTTAGCCAGGAATTCAGACACGATACAATCCAGGAACACCGTCGCGTTGTAGACCGCGCTGGTATACTTCCATTCGTCATACTTAGCCGCATTCATCGAGCTCAAGACGCAAGTGAATGTATGCATCGCATCGCTGAACAGGGCGATTTCAGAGCACAGGTTACTCGCCTTGACGAATAGATCGTGTTCCTTGTAGCAGTCCGGACGGAGCGCGTTGACCTTGTCCTTGAAGAAGAAATAGCCCTTGCCGGTGATCATCTTCATCTGGAGCATCTCTTGATAGCGATCCAGATAATCCAGATTGCCGTCATCAAGACCGTTCACGAACTCATCCGTGATCACCCAACCGATGTTGGCATCATCAGGGTTGTTCTTGATGAACGCCAGAAGCTCATAGAAGTCGCCGTGCGTCGGTTCGATATATCCAGCCCAAGCGCCGCGTCGTGCAGTACCTTGAGCCACATCTCGCATCGACTGGACGTTGTCCTTGTAGACCGGGAGGACGCCTGAAGCCTTGCCACCGCGACTGATCTTGCTACCACGAGCACGAATGTCTCCGAGATAACCGGAAGTGCCGAAGCCTTCCTGGGTCAACACGCAAGTCTCTAGTTCGGCTGCTTTAAAGCCATAGATGGAGTCTTCGACATACTGTCCGGAGCACGAAATGGGGAGTCCACGAGAAGTGCCTGTGTTGGCGAGGACCGGAGTTGAAGGAGACAGCCAACCTTTCCAGAAGAGTTCAAAGAATAGCTCTTCCCAGTGGGATGGATTATCGGTGTGGGCCGCAGCAGTGCGGGCAATCCGTCGATATTGCTCATATGCGTTGTCAACTCCAAATAGATAGCGGTCCTTAAACATTTGGTAGCCGCCAGTTGAGTACCATACCGGGAGCTTTCCTTCAGCTTGAAGTCGCTTACGCTCCGCGCTCAACTCATCATACAAATTCTTCATAGCGACCTACCCTTCCACACGAACCCTGCTTTTTCCCAATTCCGATTATATTGATTACCAACGCCTGAAAAGAAGTCGTTGAATTGGAAGTCGTTAATACCCTTGTAGAACCATTCCGCAATGGGGTTGTACTTCACAACGAAAATCTTGTCAATGCCGATACGTTTCAGACATTCATTGATACGGCTCTTGACGAATTCCTTCATCTGATGAGCGGTGATACCTTCAACCGGACCCTTTTCAAAGATCATGTCGATGATACGGCACTCGTGCTCGTAAATCTTGAATGCGACTTCCCGAATCTTGTCCTCAAGCTGAAGCAAGTTGATGTCTTCGCCAGCGGCCAGCTTCTCAGCCAGGATCGTCTTGTACAGCCAAGCGCCTGCTTCGGCGTGGATGTTTTCGTCCCGGACGGAGAAGTTGATGCCACGAACAACGTTCATCAGCTTGTTCTTACCCTGAGACTGGAAGTGCTTCAGGTAAGCGAAGGACGAATACAGCACCGCCCCTTCGATCAAGCTAAATCCCGCTAGAGCCAGAAGCTCATCTTCATGGGAAAGAATCGAGTCAATGAATGTAATCCGGTCGAATAGGACAGGATCATCCACGTATGATGTGTAAAAGTGTTCGGTATTCAGGCCCAGTTCTTCGTTGATCTTGTTATAGAACGGAGCGTGAACGTTTAGCTCGAAAAATGCAAATGCATTTGCCATACGCTGAATCTCTGGGCGCGGGTAGCGTTTAGCGATGATGTCGCCCCAGTATTCCGTACCGACAAGCAATTCATACTTCGTGAACAGCTTTAACGTAGTAATGACCCCGTGCTTTTCAGTAGGGGTCATATTCACTAGAAGGTCTTGTTTATCCTTCTCAACCTTGATTTCGTCATGCAGCCAGAACACGTGGTTCTGCTTCTGGGCCATCTCAACGGCCGCAGGATAGTCGCTCAGCACATACGATTCAGTTGGTGTTTTAATTCTGAGAATCGTTGATTCACTCATTTGTCACGTTTAACCTTTCAAATCCAGGAACATCTATAGTCGTGAGGTATTTAGCCTAACGACTTTACATTCCCACCCATCTATCCATATTATATCCGAATTCGTAAGCAGGCGCTAACTTCCCGGCTAAGTATTCATACTACAGTATATGAAGGAAACTACATGGCACTACCAGTCATCCCTAAAAAGCATTTTGAAATCAAGTCCAAGTTCCTCCCGAAGGGGAAAGTGACGATGAGCCCTTTCACCGTTGGTCTGGAAGACCTGCTCATTCAAGTCAAGGATTCGGAGGAAGATGCAGAGAAGATGGCCGCTGTTAAGCAAGTCGTTCAAGGCTGCGTCGTCACCCCAGGTTTGGATATTGGACCGCTACCTCTGTTCTTGGTCGAAGAGATGTTCATCCGTCTCCGCCAAAACTCTGTCGGGGAAATCATCGAGCAGCAATACCAGTGTACCAATCTGGTTGAGAAGGAAGGCGTGGAGGCTCCATGCAACACGGTCATGCCCATCACCATCGATACCCGCGAATTCAAGATCAACGAACCCGAAGGGCACAAGAACGTCATCACGGTCGCAGACCCCATCGGTGTCAAGTTCCGCTATCCGAGCATCGACCTGTTTGAAGAAGTCGGGGCGGACACTGAGAACGAGATTGAGACTATCCTGACCTGCATCGAATCCATCTTTGATGCAGAGAACGTCTATCCGGCTCAGGATCACACTCGTGAGGAACTGCGAGACTTCTGGAAGCAACTCACCCTCCAACAGAAGAATGAAGTGTTTGAGAAGTTCTTCTACACGATGCCGCATCTCCACTACAAGAAGTCATTTATATGCAAGGGATGCGGCCATGAGCATGAAATCGAGTTCCGGAATCTCGCTCAGGTTTTTCAATAATCATTGGCGGTACGTTGATTGACCGCCTGGAGGTCCAGCACGTACTACAAAGAGATCATCATATGAGTCTCACGGAAATCAAGGACATGACTCCGTGGCAGCTTGACATCAAGTTACTTCTGATCCAGCGCGACCTTGAGGAACAGGCTGAACGTCTCAAGAAACAGAAGAGCCAGATGGATAACATGATCCACTAAATCATAAAGCAAAAAGCCCCTAGGAATCCTAGGGGCTTTTTCATTTCTCAACCTGAGACATCGAGGTTTGCATCTCAATAGTCTTGAAGGTGATAGGCATCTCTGCCTCTTTGTAGATAGCCCATCGCTCCAGCGCATGCTTCAGAGCGTAGTTCGGTTTGTCGTTGTAGCTGAAATTGTCTACCATGTCGTAAACATTCGCATCTCCCTTATCCGTGTGGAGTCGGAGAATCCGGCCAACGGCCTGGAGAATCTTAATGATCGACTTACTAGGATGAGCGAATACGAGGTTGCGCAGCTTTTTAATAGATAGCCCAGTCGAAACGCATCCGGACGTTCCTAGAACGATTACACCATCGTCCCGCTCAGCGATAGCCTTAATGGCAGCGCGCTCGTCCTTATTCACATCCCCGGTAATCACATACACGGTTTTTCCGTGCTTCATCCCCTCAAGAACCAGTCTGACGTTTTCAATATGTTCCAGACGGTCGAACATCACCAGGGTATTCCCCTTGACCGAAGCGGCCAGAGTAGCAATAACCTTGTTACGATGCTTGTGCCCGACTAGGAACTCAATCTCAGGCTGATACTTACATTCGCTGACATGGACCCGTTCCTCTTCAGGATAGTTCAACTGAAACATCTTGATGTAGACGTCAGTTGCCCGTCCCGCGTCGATTAGCTGACGAGTCGTGACGACCCGCTTGATCGGACCAAAGAGACTCATCACAAGAATCGGGTGAATCTTCTCAGCCTTGAGCGTACCCGTCATCCCCACACGCTGATAGGCGTTCGTGGCGTGATTCATGATCGTGGTGATCGACTTCCCGGAAGCCAGGTGGGTCTCATCGTTGATGATCCGCCCGAACTGCTTGAAGTATTCCTCATCCTCTTCATAGATAGATTGCCACGTTGAGATGTAGACCATCTTGTTGGCATTCTTCGGTTTCCCTTCCATGATAGTGTGAACGTTGCTGACAACGTCCCAGCCGTTCGCTGAAGAGTAATCCTTGAAGTCTGAGTACATCTGATCCACGAGCATCTGTGACGGGACAAGAATCAAAATCTTCTTCCCATCGTCATTGCTCAGCATCTCATAGTACCGAGTCAGCATGTAGGCGATCAGAGACTTGCCGGCAGACGTAGCCGCTAGCACGACCATCCGACTGAACTTGATCCCCAGGTAGATCGCCTCCATCTGGTAGTCATACGGATCAATCGGCATCCCAGCCGTCCGCAGGTCCAGAGTCTTAACCCAATCTGCTAGCTCCTGACGGGTCACCTTTGTGATATCTTCCTTGAAAGCCGAGTCTAGCTCATAGGTCCAGCCGTTGGCCTTACAGAGTTCAAGCATCATCTGTAGACAGCCGTATGGCAATAGGTTTCCGCGCAGCTTGAACAGCTTCACTTCCCCGTTCCATTTAGTCCACTTGTTCTTCACAAAGCCAGGTTCGTGATAGGTAAAGTGTTCATAGACGGTTTTCCGAATCCCATCATCCTCCGTGTAGATTCGGATGAACGAGGCGTTGGCCCGTTCGATTTGCACGTCACTCATTATTATTCCTTGTGTGTGACGCTATGCTGGAAATCAGCTCATAGCGCCCTTTTTAGTTTTCGTAGTACCTAGACCCTGGACGGCCACTGCATCACCCAGAGCCATGGCGTATGCGCTCAGTAGACCCCTTGAGTTGAGACCGGCTTTAATCGCGTCCTTCAGGATCGGGATGGCGGTCTCAGGATGGCGCTCAACGTTCTTCGCAGTTTTGCGGTCGTAGTAGATGCTGAAGAAGTCCACCAGGCGTTGCTTCACATCATCATTTTTCATCGTCATCTCATTAAACTCCTATATGTAAAAGGATTTAGTTAGGGTATACTCGCTGGTTCTAAGTACATATCCTAGGTTGGTCGGTAGATAAGACGACAGCGGCCTAGGATTTTCCCATGGCTACTGTGTTTCGATCCAGCCATAAACCCGCAACCTAGGCCCTCGTGGGCCGGTATGACTCTGGGTGATCGACAGACCTGCTAATTTAGGTCTGCGCAAGAGAGTGTAACTGTCAAGGGGGAATAGTCCATCCCTTGAACCTGAGTCGGCTCCGTATGAGTGACTGAGGGAGAGCGGTTCAGGGTCTATCCTTCGGGATGGACCCTGGGCCACCTTTTCCCTTTCATCCCACCCCTGAGGAAGTAAGTCAGAATAATGATTAGCCTTGTTACATACTATGAGCTATAATCGCTGCTGTTAACCCACATATAAGGAAGTATGAAGCGTTTCACTGATAAATTCAACGGGGTGTTCGTGAACATCATCGCTGACCCCAGAGTCGTCCTGTTCAACGTCGATGAAGTTGCTCAGGCAATCGGATACTCCAAGACCAGCGCGGTCGAATACCACATCAAGCGCCGTATCAAGGTTGTGTCTGGCGAGAAGTTTGTTGACCTCAAGGCTCTGAACTCTCTGGCAAAGAAAGCCACCCGTACACCGGCCGCAAAGGAATTCGCATCCTGGGCAAAGACGATTCAAGACCGTGAGCTGGCTCGTCAACAAGCCGCAGAGCATATCGCCAAACAACCGAAGCCTCCGCATCAAGCTTGGCCGTTCCCGAAGGGTTACACGCCTGAAGGCACCGACTTCACCCTTGGCGATGCAGCCGGTCTCATCGGGATGGAAACCTCAAGTCTGAGGGATTGGTTGTTTGCTGAAGGCTACGCTGATATGTATCCGAGCAACGGCAATCTGAAGCTGACGAAGTGGTTCAAGACTCAGGGCTATGGAAAGCTCCCGAAGGCTGCGAGCGGTGCGGCGTCGAACACTCCGCGCATCACCAAGACTGGTATCGAGTTTATCAAGAACCGTCTTGCCTCACAACGTGAAAGCAACGTCCTCTCGTTCGCTCTGACGAAGTCGGTTGAAGCAAAGCGCCTGGAGACGGGCATCGAGAAGCTGATCAAGGAGCGATTCTCCAAGTTTGAGATCGGGCATGTCTACACGAAGGTGCTGGACTCGGTGAAGAACTACGAAATTGACGAGGATGATCTGCTGCGAATCGTCAAGGGCATCATCGCAGAAGTCAAATTGAAGGAAGTAAATGGAACCAACTAAGGATTCGACCTACGAAGAAATTGAGAAGTACGTCGAAGAACAACTGGCGATTGACGGCAATGAACTGGATTCGGAAGCGATCCGCAACAGCCGAATCTTCACCAAGCTGAACCGCATCTACGTGTTGCGTGGCCGTCGCCTCTCGGAACTGAACACCCAGCTTGACCGTCTCGAACATAAGCGGAAACGCTACTATGGCGGGAAGGAAACAGCTGAGACCTACAAGAATGAACCCCTCACGGAGGCCATCTTGAAGAGCGACATCGACAGCTACATGAACATTGACCCGATTATCGTTGAGATGAGGAATCTGGTCAAGGAAGAGGATCGCATCGTCAAGTTCATTGAAGAGGCGAAGGGCATGCTGCGCTGGCGCGGTAATGATATCAAAAACGCGATTGAATATCGCAAACTCATGATGGGGATGTAATTGGACACTGACAGTATGATTGACTTCGTGTTGAAGTCGCTCGGATACGGTAGCTTGGATCAGTTCGTCGATGATACGATGGAAGAGATTGAGGAAGAGCGCAGTTGGTTCGAGCATGCGGTCAGGTTGGCGAATCGCGACCAGATCAAGAAGTTCAACAAGCGCAAGAAGCAACGCCGCGCATATTGCGGGGGTCGTAAGTGACCTTTCGTGAACCTGAACGTACATTGTTCGGTGGTCGTGGTGGTAGGAATGGTCGCCTGATCATTCTCCGGGGCTGTCCAGGCTCCGGCAAGACTACCATGGCCAAGACTCTTTGGACTCAGTACGGTGAGAAACTCGTCCGCATCGAAGCTGACATGTACTTTGAGCGCAATCGTCTGGGCTACGACTTCCAGCTTGAGGAACTCCAGCGGGCTCACCGTTGGTGTCTGAACACTGCGAAGATCATGCTCAATACTCGTGGCCTTGTCTGCGTCTCCAACACTTTCACCAAGTGGGGTGAGATGAACCGGGTCCGCCGGTATTTGAGAACCGCGACTGGTGGGCCAACGGAACCACGGTCTGCTCGAGGTCCTCCAACCATCTCCGGAAGCATTTGCCTGCCGGTCCCGGAAACACCGAGGAGCACGACAATTTCACCGGCGTCTATACCCGCCTTGGTCAGGGCAGCCAGGGGCGGCGGGTGGATGTATGAATCTGCATCGACGATGTGACAACCGCCCTCAAGGGCGGGTTAGTTGTCTGGGCGCCCTTTCTCTTCTCATTCCCAGGGGCGGGGTTCAAGTTCGCGGGATCAAAGCCCGACCGTCCATTCGTGCAGCCCGCGTCATGCGCGCGTTCTGAGTGACTCATACCAAGTAGCGAGGGCAGTCCGGTGACAACTACCTGCAATCCGAGAAGGAGCGGAATCCTGTGACGATCGAACATCCGCAAACGAAGGCGACAGGTCACCGAGATGCAGAAAGACCGAGACCGATCTCCTTCAAGAAGTCAACTGCCCAAGATCTGGCGTTGTCGCTGTACAGGGGAGATCGTCACCCGCAGCTTTGTGACGCCGAGACCCGGGTCAGTACGCGAGACCTGTAACACCCCGCACTGAACCCCACTGTCCACCAATTCGGAGAACCCGCCCAGGGCAGCCTCGGGCCAACGATCGAAGGAGTAGGCATGACCAACGCAGCAACAGCAGACCAGTACATCGGCC